CTACCTTCTGTAGCTTATGAAAGTTATCCACCATGTCCTCATACGTCAACTCCCGAAACGGAAATGCAGGCCTCTTTTCAGAAACATACTGTGCAATGGTAAGCCTAAACTCCTCCTTACCATACTTCTCTGTGCAATAACGAAACTCCCCTTTGTTTAGGTAGAAGTCATGCTCATGCAAATAATCATATAATTCTTTGTTCATCCGAACAAGTGCTCCAATGTTGTAGCTGTTCCATAGCTACGATCTACGTTCCACCCAATCTGTTGTAATATAAACGTCAAGGGTTCCACAAAACTCTTATCAAACATTATATCATAGTTTATCTGACTATGCAAGTCAAATTCTTTCGGAAGCCTAGTCATAAATGAAATGACATTGGTTCGATATGCATTTGGTGTTGTTACTTCAAGGAATTTTATCTTATCACCTTCTTGTATAAGGGGATACTTATTTACTAACTTATCTCGTTTCAATAGATAATTATACACCAGCGCCCCCTTAACGTGCATCGGTGTTCCGTCTGACCAAATATTGGATTCACTTTTATACTTCTGTAAGTTATTACAAGACCGAGGATATGCTATATCTTCTGGATTTAAATTCATAAAAGTTTTACGGAATGATTGTATAAATGTGTTTAATGTTTCTTCATCTTCATTGATAATAATTTTCAATGCAGTCTTAATCATCTCTCTACATGGTGCAGGTGTAGAAGATTTCACTGCCTCAATACCCATCACTTTAATTTGAGGCTCTGCATATCGTACTCCTTCACTATCATGTACATTAAGAATATATCTTTTCTTAGCTGTCCATATACCTTTATCAGCTATAACTTCTCTTGACATAAACATCTTCTGATCATATGCTCTCACATACTCTGCAAGTTCTTTATAACATTCTTCAATAAACGGTTCTATCTTTTCTTTAGCCACCTTATCTAAAAAGTCAACAGGATTTTTTGGATTAACTTTTGCTATTAGTTCATCAAACACCACATAAATCGAATCTGTATCTGATGCCAAAACAAAATCTTTATCTTGAGTATCTAAAATCTTATTCAAATAACCATTAACTGCATTTTCTATCCACCTAATAGATAACTGACCTGCAGTTGTAATTGCCGTAGCCATTCTCTCATCATAATATCTGAAGTACTGATTACCTATTGCCCCATAAGCACTATTCAAAGCAATCTTTCTAGACATCTGAATATTATCATACTTGGATATCTCATTTAAATACTGTTCATCTTTTGTATTCTCATAATGTTGTTTTGCCTCTAAAGCCCACTTTTTAAATTTTACCCTGTCATTATACATATTCTCCATCATTGCAGGAAGAAACCCTTGAAAGTCTTTAATAAATCTTGCCCCATTTGGTGTGACTGCATGGCCGTCATCAACAATTTCTAATTCTTTATTTAATAATCTATCAATAGACACCAACGGATTAGCTTCCTTCGCTAATGTTTCTGGTGAAATATTATACTGCATAATCAAATGCGGATACAAACTATTCAAATCAAACGACATCACCCAATTGTGTAATCCAACTTGCGGATCTTTTACATATGCACCAATATACTTATCGTCTTTTTGGTGGTACTTTTTTCTTGGTACAGCTATCTTCTTCTCTTTTAAAAAATTGTAAATAAAAACATCCCACATACGAATTGGTGAATAAACATCAACAAAATTTACCTTCATCTCATATGCCAATGTAATACACAACTCAATCAATTTCATCTTATCTTCAAGACGGTCTACCAACTCAACATCTTGAACATTATAATTTACAAACGATTGATAATCATTCGTATACCAATCTCTAAATGTTTCATGTGGATTTTCATGTTTCTTTTCGCCCAACTCGACCTCTGCTATGAAATCTAACCGATATGATTCTCGATTCACATAAGTAAACTTTCTATACAGATCAAGATAATCAAGTATAGAAACACCTAAAATATTATACTTCTGGTGTGTCTTCCCATACTGTGTAACTGTATCAGCTTTTACAATACCCCAGGGAGAAAACTTTTGTATTTCATCTTCACCCAACAACCTACTAATACGATTACATAGATATGGAATATCAAAGAACTGGATATTCCAACCGGTAATTATATCTGGTTGAGTTTTAATCCAGAAATGCATAAATTTTCTAATCAATTCTAATTCATCTTCACATTGTATATACCGTACCTTATCATTTGTATATTCACCAATCCCCCATACAATGATGGCTTTATTAGAATGGTTCTTTACTGTAATACACAACAATGGTTCTTCAGCCTTACTTGCTTCTGGAAAACCATTCTCACACGCCACTTCTATATCTAAAGTGATCGTGAGCATTTTACTCATTTCCCAATTTATATCATCAGAATATTCTTCTCCTATATAAACGTATTGATAATTGTCTAGGCCATAAACAGCATCAGGAGTGTCCTGATGCATCTGTATAAAATTTCTAGCTTCCTTTATGGATTTAAAATTTATAGGCTCTAATGGTTGACCATTTAATGTCTTCCATTCAGACCCTACGGGAGAGGGAACATATAATTTTGGTTGCCATTTTATCTTACGGCTTCCACGTTTCCCATTCTTTATTTCACGAACTAAAAGTTGATTACCATGTTGGATTACATTGATATAAAAATCATTCATATAATAATTATATCACAAATCATTCGTTAAGTAAAGTTTTTGCACTCACTTTAGGCACTACAATGCCTGACCCGAACATTTGATTATAATTATTTACAATGTCTTGTGCTGGTTCAGATGTTATTAAAATCCAATCAGTAGGAATTTCAAATTCCTTATCATCACTGAAAGGTAACCATGGAGCCAAAGCCATTTGCATCTGTTGTCCTTGCACACCCATTGGTACCAACATCGCTGGTACATTTATAGTAGTATATTCTACATTTTCATTTTTAACATCTGTTACAATATCTTCACCCGACTTCAATCTCAATAATTTTACCGCCATAATATATTACTCCTCTCGTTTTTTGCCAATATTATATTTTGTCTCCAACAACCATTCATCTTTTTCTCTGTAAGATAAAACTTTTATTTGTGATAACGGAGCCTTCTGCTCATTGTTACCTATAATCTTTATCAAATCCCAATCTTCCAATAACCCTGCAATTGTATTTCGTCGTTCTAAATCATTAATAGATATGTTCGTTGGTTTGCCATCTAGTGCAAACAACTCTTTAAAATGTACTATAAAATAACGACCTTGTTTATGTAGGATATGACACGATTGGTATAACTTCCTCTCCTTGCGAGAGGCAACCCCTATGCGGGATAATGTTTCACGAACTTTTAAAAAATCATCAGCCTCATTCAATATCACCTCGAGCATCAAGTCTGGAGTCCACTCCAACTCTTCCATGTTTACCACCTCGATTTATTATTCTTTTTATATGTTCAATTTGTTCATCATCTAGTATGTCAAGTGCCTGTCTGGCTTTTTCATTATTATAACCATAGTATTCTTTAACATACTCAAGATTTTTAATCTTAGCAGACCTAAGCCACTTACTAAATCTTTTTTTAGGTCTTATACTATTTAGAAAAAACTGAAATTGTAGACGTTTATCAAGGTGACACAAACGGTTCATTTCATTTACAAACAAAAGAGTATCAGGAAACGCAGATAAAGCTTTATTTACGATATACGCTGGGTATTTCTTTTCCCAAAACTCATCTTCCCCATCCATCAAATCAATTTTCTGATGGTTGATAGCATTTAGATAATCTTTTAATTCATACATTATAATCTACCAGGATCATTTCTTCCTATTGCCGGAGAAATTTCTGAGTTACCATAATTATACACTATAATAGCTCTCTCTGTCAAGTCATTTGTCATACTTATTTTTCTAAAAGGATCAAAAATCACACTTCCATAATTAAAATCAAAATCTTCAAATCGATTGTGATCATGCATCACATAAGTTAAAGGAACTGTTACCTCTTTTGGATGGCCATCATAGTAA